ATGACAATCGAAGCCGTCACGATCTGCGTCGACTATGCCGACTTTCTCTCCTGGTTCCTGCTCGCCAACACGCGCCATTTTGACCGCCTGGTCGTCGTCACCGACACGCGGGACGCCAAGACCGCCGCCCTGTGCGAACATTACGCCGTGGAGTGCATCCGCACGGATGCGTTCTACGAAGGCGGCCAGGCCTTCAATAAAGGCGCCGGCATCAATGCGGGCCTCGCCGCCCTGAAAAAGGATGCCTGGGCCGTCCATCTGGATTGCGACATCATCCTGCCGCCGCGCACCCGCCCGCTGATCCAGGCCGCCAATCTCGATCCCACCATGATCTACGGTGTGGACCGCATGTTGTGCCAGTCTTTCGAGGATTGGATCAGCTACATCGCCTTCCCGGAAGTGCAGCACGCGCAAAACATCTTCATCAACGGCCGCGCCTTTCCGCTCGCCACCCGCGTCGGGGCGCTGTGGGGGGACGGCTACGTCCCCATCGGCTATTTCCAGCTCTGGAATCCGCGAGCCAGCAACAGATACACATACGAAAACCATTGTGATGCCGGCCGCGGGGATTTTGCCTTCGCTACCTCCTGGCCGCGCGCCAAGCGCGCGCTGTTGCCGGAAATCCTGGCCGTGCATCTGGAATCGGAGAAATCGCCGAACGCCATGAACTGGCGCGGGCGGCGCAGCAAGCCGTTTGGACCGCCGGCGCGCAGCTATATTACCGCGCATCCGTAAGGAAGACTCTTCTTTTCTGAAGAAAAGAAGCAAAAGACTTTTGTACTTTGGCATCTACACAAGCCGGTTCACGCAAACCCAAGTCAAAAAGTTTTTTGGTTCTTTTTTCCAAAAAAGAACCGCTTCCTTCGGACCGTCCGGCGGCCGATCAATTAAGTTAGCAATACTAACAAGTCCAATCCAACCCGAGTGAGGAATGCCCATGCTGCCCCCCATCTACGTCCTCTGCGGTGACCTCACCGCCGGCACATCGACCCTCGACCCCACCCGCACGGCCAAATTTCAGCAGGCCGTCAATGACCCCAATATCACCGGCTTTCTGGCCCCAGCCCCATGGAACGACACCGGCTTCGATCTGTTCACGCAGGTGGTGGCCATGTCCACCAAACCCTTCCACGTGAGGCTGCCCACCATGCCCCTGCCGGACGGCGTGCCAGCCTTCGCCCTGAACGGCATGGCATGCGGCAAGATCTGGGACCCGGCCTACCTGCCGCTTTGGCAGAGCTATGTCGGCAACCTGCTCGCGCTCATCCAGACCGAGGGCCTCGTGGACGCTTTCGACGGCATGCGATTCTCCCCCGTCACCCCCTATGATTTCGATGACGAATATGGGCTGGAGGCCGCCACGCCCAGCGGCGGCCGCAATGACGCCGTCTTTGCGGCCGCCGGCTATACCCCCTCGGCCTATATCGCCGCCGCGGGCCAGGCCGCCGCCTTCATCAACAGCCAGCCCATCATGGCCGGCAAGCTGCTCTCCACGGCCCTGTTCACCCCCGGCGACCAGCCGAGGGTCAACGATGCCGGGCAGGTTGTGCCGGGTGGTGACGCCGGCGCCGTGCCGGACGCGGTGCTGGAAGCCGTCAACCAGGCCGCCTTCATCTGCCAGAAAGCCGCCGCCTATACGACTTTCGTCGATAGCCTGCCGTCCTTCTGGGCAAACGCGGGCGAAACCCTGGGCAATCTCATCATCCAGATGCATGGCACCGCGCATGGCACCACCCAGGACCAATCCGGCACAGGCTTTGCACCGGCTAACGCAAGCACCTTCGCAAGCGCCTTCGCAAACGCCGTCGCCTTGAACCCGCTGAGGATCGAACTCCACACCGACCAGGTCGCCTATCTTGCCCAGGCCATCGCCGCCCTTCCACCAACCTGACAGGAGAGCACAAGGGATGCTCGCGATTACTTTCACAGTTTGTGTCAAGCTCATGTGTCACATTCAGCATGTCGACACCGTCCGCTGTGACGCCATGCAAACGCAGATCCAGGTAAGCCAATGGCTGCAGGATCATCCCGCCTTCGATCTGCTGGTGGATGTGTCTCATCCTTTGCAGTGCGGCCGGCGGGAGATCCAGACCTAAGAAAGGAAAGCAGTTCTTTTTTGAAAAAAAGAACCAAAAAACTTGTGGACTTTGGCGTACGTGGCCCGGCGAGCGTACCCGCCAACGAACAAAGGTCTTCTTTTCTTCAGAAAAGAAGACCTTTCTGCCTTACTTCGCTTCCACGCTCGGTGGGTTCGAGGGGAGAGACAAAGCCTCATGAAATCATGGTGCTGCTGGAGGGGATTGAACTCTCGACCTCTCCCTTACCAAGGGCGCGGAATGCGAGCCTAGATCATTGAAAACGCGGGAAATTACTTGATCGAGGTGCGCTGTGTGGCAGGATCGTGCCTCAGCCAGCACATGGCCGACTAGTATGTTGGCGGAGGCTGGTTTTTGCTCAACTGAAACCTAGGGTCTCTCACCGCACGCAGGCACTCAGCATATAGCATCAGTATGTAATTGCGATCAAACGTCTGCCCGGCTTTACCTTCAGTGGCCATGATTACTTGCATTAACTTGTAGGCTACGCCCTCGGCTGAGTTCTCACCTGCATTAATTGGATTAGCATCAGACATTTAGCGACTCCAAACGGCCTAAGCCGCTATACCACGTTTCGTTCTAGTAGGGGACGCACGCCAGGAAGTGATTGCAGAGGCAAGCCCCGGGGGCGCCAGATGAGCATACCGCTCGACCAGCGCCACGGATGACCAGCCCCCGTCGCGACGAAGCATCAGCGGATCACGGTGCTCGGCGTAATGCCAACTTGCCCACGTGTGGCGCAGCCCATGCGGCGTGATCGTCCGTTTGATACCGGCCCGCTCGCATGCAGCCTTCCAACCCGTCTTAATCTGGCCGCCACCTTGAACGGCCTTCTCCGCGTATGGCTTGCCCGAAAAGGTGCGGAACACGCGCCCGGTCCTCTCGAGCGGGACGGAGCGGCGCTTCATTGGCCGCGTATCCTCTCGCATGGCAGCCAAAACGGGTGGGCAGAGATCCACGATCCGGTCCGATCCGTTTTTCGTCTCGCGCAGCAACGCGCGGCCGTGCTGCAAATCTACATCAGCCCAATCGAGCGCAAGCGCCTCGCCAAGGCGGGCGCCGGTGCCCGCCAGGAACACAATAAGCGGCTGCAGGTGACGCGCCGCACCGGCGGCCAGGGCATCGACCTCGGCGGGCGTAAGCCACTCTGTGCGCGCCGGGCTGGCGCGACCCGCCTCATAGACCGGCACCGCGCACATACGGCGGCGAGCCCCATGGGTGAGCACCGCCCGGGCTGGCGTTATGACCTCGCGCAGGCGGGTGGCTGGCTTCGGACCGGCACGCAGAAGCGCCGCGCACGCCTTGTCGAGGCACGCTTGGTCCACATCATCGGCCAAGATAACCGGGCCTAAATGGAGCAGGAGCCGCCGCACACGGGCTAGAGTGGCGGGTGTGTGCGGGCCGCCGTGCTCTAGGTAGGAGGCGGCGACGCTGGCGAACGTGCGTCGGGTGGCCGGCGCGCCGTGGACGGCGCTTCGGTAGATTTCCGCCTCGCGGGTGGCGCGGCGCTCCTCGGCGAGTTCCCGCCGGTCAGTGCCAGTGCTCTCGCGAACTCGGCATCCGCCGACCGTGCCGGTGAGCCACCAAAACGGGGAGCCTTCGCGGCGGGTGCAACGGAGCGGCATCGGATCGCCTCACATAATTCGGTAATGGCACGATCATCGAACAGGATACGGCGGCCGGCCGCAAGCACTGGCGTATGGTGGCGCACTACCAAATCGCGCAGCGTGCGCACGCTGATACGCAACTCCGCGGCCGCCTCAGGGTATGTGCGGAACGTCATAGCCGACGACTCGGCTTTGCGACTCGGGCGCGCAGGGATAACCTCCCGACTCCAACAAACGGAGAAGCTGTAATGGTCAACGTCCCAAGTCGCCCTATTCCGCCGGAAATACCGCAGCGGCCAATACCGCCAATGGTCCCGCCAACACCGACGCGACCGATCCCAGGTAGCCCGATAACGCGCTGAGTCACCTGGCTAATTCCGAAAGGCCGCAATCTGCGCGCCCGCCTTGCCGTAAACCCGCACACGGCCGCGAAAGCCAGGCCCGGCCCATGTGCCCACGGACCCGGGCGACACGTCCCACGAGTCCAGCCAAAGCGCGGTGGGCGTGCCTCCGGCGCCATCGTCCAGCACGAGTTGAACGGTAGCGCCGGACTGATTCTGCACCCACACGCCGCCGGTCGTGCCATCGGACGCCGGGATCGTAAGCAACAGGGTCAGGCCGGTGTATGGAAAAGCCATCGGGTTAACCGAGTAATCGATCACGTCGCGGCTCCTTCGGGTTCGTCGTTATCGGCCGGCGGATCGTTTTCCGGCGGCGTTGCCGCGGGTGGCGGCTCTTGCTTGGCTTCGGCGGGTAGCGGCCCGTATCCTTCCTGGCTGCGAACCTCGTCGCGAGTCAGGATACCAGCCGTGACCGCGGCCACGTTTGCGGTCCAGCGCGTCGCGAAATCGCCGCGAACCAGGCCGGACAAATCAATTTCCAACTGAAAGGCGCCCGCCGGATCGGCGAACACCGATCGCGCAAACTCAGCCTCGATCTTGCGCGCCCACGGCTGCAAAGTGTTCACGGCAAACCATACGGAAGCCGTGGCCGCATTGGTGAATGTGTTATTCGAGTAGTCCTGAATCAGCGGCGGCGGGACGTTGAACAGGCGGCACAATTCAACCACGCTGAACTGCCGTGAAGCCAATACCTCGCTATCTTCGGGCGAAACGCTGATAGGCGTGAACTTGGTCCCGGGATCGCCGAAAAGGACTCTGCGCGCGTTTGCTGCGCCAGTGTGCCTCTCGGTAAACCAAGCCTCCATACGGCGAAGGCCTTTCGGCGAGATATTGGGCGGCGCCTCAAGCAGGCCGGAAAGCGTGGCGGAATTGTCCCACACTGAACTCGAGTAGGTCTGCACGCCGATCGCGGCGGCGAGCACGTCCGGCGCGCGGGAGATCCGCGAGCGCCCGACAAAGCCATCGTCCGTGCGATCCCGCAGATGTAATACTTGGTCCTCGAGGAAGCGTTGCGTTGGCGCCGTGCCGCCCCACGGCTGGTTAAACGCGACAACATCATATGCCATCCGGCCAGATGGCAGGAGCGATACCAGCACGTTGCGCCACGGAACGGGCACGAGCGCAGTTGGCCGGCCGGCTGCATCCGACTCAATAACCGCCAGCGCGTTACCCCATAAGAGCGCCTGCGAGATCGTAAACTCCATGAAGTCCGGCCAGGTTTGATGCCTGTTCGGCGCGCGAACCAAGCGGGACACGGGATGATTCGGCGCCTCAATTCGGCCGTCGCCCTGCGCGCGATAGACAATTGCCGGCAAGGTGGCGAGGCCGCTTGCTATGGCATTTACGCAGGCCGTGACGCCGGCCAGATTTTCGGCCGCGATCGGCGTAATAGGCGTGCCGCCGGCGGATACGGCCAGGCCGGCGCCATACCAGGATTGCGTCGCGCGTTCCTCAGATGCAGCGCGGCCGAGAAGGCGATTTATCAGGCCGGGCATTTACAGGGATTCCATGACAAGGCGGCGCAACCTGGCGTCCGCTTCGGCGCGGCCAAGCGTGCGAGCGCGCGCGCTGATTTCGGTCTGCGTATATGCAGGGAGTCGATGCAGGATCGATACTTCGGCCAGGTTCACGCTGCGCAGTTCGCGAGTATTAACGGTCGGCCAGGTGTCGCCACCTTTTGGAACGGTAAAGCCAAACGACATGCCCGACAGATCGCCACGCTTCGCCAGCGCATAAACATCGCGCCCGAGCGTTGTGTCCGGCAAGTCTAACTCAAAAGCCAGGCCGGCGCGTGTCTCGAATAGCCGCAGACTGCCCGTGCGCGTTCTGCCAAGCAGCCGCGAGTCGTCATGGTCCACGAGCGCGCGGATATCAGAGTTGGCCGCCAGCGAAGCGCCGAACGCGCCGGGTCGGATTACTTCGGTAAATCCGCCAATCGCCGCAGGAACATCGAACGGCGCCGCCAGGCCGGTGAGACGGCCGGGACTTGGCAGCGCACCACCGGTCGCGCGATGGCGCAGCCCGGCGGCCTTGACCTCGGCAAAACGCCGTTCAATTTGGCCGGGCTGCGCCTCGATCATGGCGCGATAACGTCCGTGAGTGCGGCAAACGCTGCGATATGGCGCGTGCCAATATCCACCGTCGCCATCGCGCGAACGTCCACGCCGCCGCTACCATAGGAGGTTGCGGAATAGGGATTCACGAGGATATCCAGCATCGACCAGGCTGCGATATAAACGCTGGACCAATCGCCGAAGATGACCGGCGATAGAGCCGTTCCGCTGCCGCGCGTGAGCGTGTTCGGCAGGTTGTTAGAGATAGCCAGCGGATAGCCAGCGCATTGGCCGGGCGTCGTCACGATAAAGGACGAGGCGGTATCCGTCGCGGATTTCAGCGTGGTTCGCATGGATTTCGCCACCCTGGCGTTCGTCGCGAAAGCCAGCTTGCCGTCCAGCGCGTTGGAAACATCGACCGAGCCAACCAGCGCCTGCAGGTTCGCGTATGAAACCGCCGCACCGTTGCCGCCGGTGTTCACGATATTCAGGCCGGCGGTATTCAGGATCCCGGTCGGCTGCACGCCGCCGGTGCCGTTCAGCGCCGCCGTGTCGATCGCCGTGGCGATGAGCGCGGCCAAGTCACCTTGCACAACCCGCGCCACAGCAGGGCTGGACTGCTGGACAAGCTGGCGGGACAGCGAAACCACGCCGCCGACATGGTGCGGCGAAAAGATCTGCTGCTCGATAACCGGGTTGCCCGTGGGAACGGACGTGCCATCGGCCACCCATCCAACGGACGCGCTCGAGGCGAGGCGCGGCAGCGCCAGGTTGCCCACGAGGCCATCGAGCATCTGCGCGCCGAGGCCCATAACGATCGAGCGCGCGCGCAGCACGTCGATTACGGTCGGGGCAACGGTAGTCTGCACCAAGCCCGCACCATTGCCCGTGGCTAGATTAAATGTGCGTTCTTCGCGGGGCGCGCCCATCGGCGCGAAAAGGCCATTAGGCTTTACACCGCTGCGGCGGCTCATTTCCTGGCTATACTCGCGAGCACGGCCGGCGCCCGCATCGGCGCCGCCAAGCTGCGCGCGGATCGTGTCCAGAACCGTGACCTGCGCGGCCAAATCTTCAAACCGGGAGTCGCCGCCGGCAACGGTTGCGCCGGCTGCGCGGCGGTCCAGATCGTCAAGCATTGCCTGGCGGGATTCCTGCGCCTGCAGGCTGGCCGCTTCGCCCTCGAGCACCGTCCAACGTGTCTGCGCCTCGGCGGACAAGGCGCCGCCGGATGCGGCGTCGTGCAGCGCACGCATTTCGGTTCGGATCGATTCGCGGCGAGCCAGCAATTCTCTCATTGTCACGGTATGGACTCCATCAACGGCGCGCCGTTGGCGGCCCGGTTAAGAAAGGGTTTGGGGGCAGGGCGCGCAGCGCGACCGCCAAGTGCGGCGCACCCTATTGCCGGCCCCCGCGGCAGATCGTGGCGCATTATTCTGCGCCAACTCTCTCGCGGACTCGCTTGCGCGCCTCGCTCGCAAGGTAGCCCACGGCAATGCTCAAAACCGCGGTCGTGTGTTTGGCGGGCCGCGTGCCGAATATCGTCGTAACCGACACGGCCAGGCCGCTCGGCTCGTGCGACACGTTCAGGGACAAACCGCGCAACTTCGATTCAAGGTCGCCGCCGACCATAATCACTGCTTCAATTTGTCTGTCGATATGTTCACGAACGATCGCGCCGGCTTCGGCGATCCTAAAGCCGAATTGAACCAAACGGCCGAGCACCGCGAGGCGGACCAAATCAACGGGCGCCACCCGCAGCCAAGCGCCGGATGCCGTGCGCGGCACCAGTAGCACTAGCGCGTTGCCTTCGAGCCAGCCGCGAAAGGTGCGTGGCGTCACGCCAGCCGCATACGCGGCCACGGGCAACGTTACAGCCTTCGCTTTCAGGTCCAGTGTGAAATCCGCCACGGTTTATTTCCTCTACCGGCCAACAATGGCAGGTCGCGGAAACTTCGCGCTAGTCGGATTCGGAGCAGAGTTTCTGAAATCTTATAGTTGTAGCCTAAAGGGATACAAACTTAACGCTTGCATGGCGCCGAGCGGCAGGGTATGCCCATCACGCCGCCGTGAAGCGGCGGAACCGGCCGGCGCAGCAACGCCAGGCCGGTCCCTAACTTCGGACATGAGGAAGCAATGCCCAAGGCTGCGAGCACTATACCTGCGCCCCTGCGAGGCCGCAAAAACGGAGTCATCACGTTCGAACAGATAAGGCCATTCATCCAAGAGGCAGGCGTGCGATGGGGCCAAGCATGTTTGCGCTATCACGGCGTCGCTTCATGGCGCGATCTTAAACCTGCGCAGCTAATCGCGATCCGTCCGGTCGTAATCCGTGAGTGCAAAAGACGCGCTTTTCCGTAACTTTAGGCCAGCGCGCGCAGCCGAACAGCGCAGGCGCACGCTGGCTTTTCACTTATGCTCAACTTGAGAATTTTGCTACCATTATGGCAAAACCTGAATATGTGGTGGGCACGTTTGGCGCCCCCTTTCAGTCGTGAGAGATCCGCAGCCGAACGGCGCGAAACGCGGCCGGGAAGCCGCCAGGCAAGCCGCACACGGGCGATGCGACGCGCGCCGGTGCAGCGCCGCGGGCGCGCATCAACCCGGCTCAAACGGGCTTATATGGCCGTTCCGTTCCGTGCACACTTCGCAGATACGGTTGCCGGCATGAGCCGACGAAAACACGTCGCTGCAGCGCAGACACCGCCTCGGCTTCGCTCGTGAAGCCACTTGCGCCGCATCGTGCTGATCGAAAGCCCGGGTTTCCAGCTTGAGGTATCGTCGGTCGATCGCAGTGGCGCCGCGGCCGGTCCCGATAAGCGTCGCGATCTCGGCGAAGGTGAACCCTAAGCGGCGGGCCTCAAGAATGTCGTTATCTTCGGCCGCAGTGAAAGGCGCGCCGCCAAACGTTTTTAGATTGGATCCGTCTAAAGGCATAGCGCGTGCTCGCCGCGTAACGTCGCCCAGGCGTCATCCTGCGCGGCATTCCAGTCTGATTGCCAGCCCTCTTGGCAACCGTCCACGTCACCGCCTGGCGCCAGATCGAACACGATCTCTAAACCGCGCGCCATATCTATTTCCCGGCCGGTGAAGCCTTCGGGGCTTGTCAAGCCAACGCCTGTAGGCACGGCGAAAACGATTGAACTTCGCGGAATAGAGCGGCGCAGCAGGATCGGCGATTGGCCGCCTCTTGTGTAGGCGATAGCCACGAGCCTCGTGTCCGTCCACGACGCGCCCTGCGATGCGATCTCTCGAGTAACATCGCGCGAGCCGCGCCACACTGTTACCGTCTCCGGCACTGTATCGGGGATCGGGAAAGCGGCATCACGGAACATATCGATGACGTTAAGCTTTCGGTCCGCTGCCGCCGCTTTAAGGCGTTGATGCGATCGCAGCCAAGCGTATGTGAGCGGTGCTTGAAGCGGTTTGCCTTGCAAGCCGTTCAGGTAAAACGCAACGACCACATGCGGCGCCATATCATACGGCGCATACTCAACCGCGGCCCAGATATCATCGTCTCGGCGCGGTCGTAGCGCGCGCATGAACTCGTCCCGGTTCGTTATCGGGAGGCGTTCGATAAGCTTGTTGGTCAATGTGCGTGCTGCGCGGCGGCGTTCGTCGGCGGTCATGCGGCCACAATATCAAGCGACCGCCAGGGCGCGCTAATACGGACTTCGCTTCCGACCACTTTTTTTTTGGGGCAAAGGATACTCACCCCTCCGACTCACCGGTGCGATGCAACCGTGCAACCGGTCTAAGGGTCCGGTTGCACTGGTTGCACGTCATCCTGCAACCAGACTTTCCCAATTGCACGCCGATTGCAGCCGATTGCAATGAGTTGCAGCCGATTGCAGGGTGGCTGAACCCTCGGTGAGCCGATATCGCCCGCCGCCCGCTGCAACCGAGCCGTTCGCAATCAGATTGCGCCAGATCTTGGTTATTGCGGTGCGCCGATTGCGCGCCGTTTCGGACGTGGATACCCGCGCATCTTCGCACGCGGTGAGCCACGCATCCTCGGCCACGCCTTTTCCGTCGGTATCTAGAGCCGCCAAAATGTTAAGCGCCTGGGTTTCGCGATCGGATAACTTGGGCTGGCGCGCCGCATCGCCGGTTGCCAATTCACGGGCCACCGGCGCCGTAATAGCGTCGCCGTCATCATCCTCGCCGAGCGTATAGCCCTCACTCCGGAACGCTATGTCACGGTCACACGCGCCGTTCCGGTTCTTGGTTAAGTGCCCGCGCACGATACGCTTATCGTCCATTGCCGCGAGCGACAGACACATATCGAGAGTGCCATTTAGAATCGAGTGGCCGCGCGGTGTGCCGTCGCCATTCTTGGCGATGTGATGCACTAGCAGAACCGCGGCGCCGGTGGCCGCTATCTGCCGCGACAACGCCACCACGCCGCCCATGCCGGCAGAGTCGTTTTCATCGATCCCGCTCCAACCCGCGCCAACGGTATCGATTATGACCAACGCCGGCTTCACGAACGCTACCGCGTCCAAAAGATCCGCGCGGGCGGCATCGTCCGTTAGATTGCCGCAGTCGGTAAGCGCAAGATCGGGCGCGTCGCCGTGTATTAGTTTGAGTGCATGCACGCGCTGGCGCATACCGGCCACGTCCTCGGCGGCCACGTAAAGCACCGCGCCGGGTTTCGTCCGCATCCCGAACACCGGCCGGCCTTGCGCTACGGCATAGGCCAGGAATGGTGCGAGCGTGGATTTGCCGGCGCCAGGCGCGCCAATGATCGCGCCCACGTCACCGGGTGCGACAAGGTGTTTGATAACGTAGCCGCGCCGAGGCCCCGACTCACAATCCGCCGGCCGCAGTAGCCGGTCGCGCATGCGGCGTTGAACCGCCGCGGTATCCGGCACGGTCGCAACTGCCGCCGGTTCGGCGCTGGCGGGCCCGCCAACTTTTGCTTGTGGCCGGTGCCGGGCTTCAATGTCGTGGACAATCGGCGCCACGGCCTGCCACGTGGACTCATCATCGCACGCAATCAAAGCATGGCCGCCAGCCGCGAAGATTTCCGCAAGATGCCCGCGCATTGCTACCGACAAACCGTCGCCCGCCTTGCACAGTATCTTGGTAGCAGGGCGGCTGTTCGCGGGCCCAACGGATTCCTGAAACCGAACCGCGGGTGTCATGCCACGCGGGCTTTGCGCGCGGCCTGCGCGTCGATGGCTGTCCAGAGCACGTTAGCCAGTAGGCCCGAAAGCGGCAGCACGATGTGCACCCGGCCCCATTCACCTTGCCAAGCCAGATACCCGCCGGGTTGCGCTTGGTCGACAAGCTGGACGTGCGGCTCGCCGTCCTTCCACGCTACGGCCAGCGCCAGCGTGGCCGGGACCGCGTTCACGTCCGCCAAGTCATCGGTGGCGCGGCGTCTGATCTCGCGCACGGCTACCTCTGCCACCTTTACCGCTATCGCCGGCGGCACCTGCGCGCGGGCGGTAAGGTCGTGCATGGCCGCGAGGCGCAGTGCATCCGCGAGGCTGAAAGCCAGGCGCCCGCCAACGCGGCCACCTGCGGGCAGCACTTCGCGCAAGATCCAGTTCCGCAGGGTCCTGTCAGAAATCCCGGCCAGCCGACAAACCTCGGCCGAGTTAAGGATGTAATCGCCTAGCCGTAGTGGCTGGCTGGTTTCGGTCGTCACTTGCGCCCCCAAATTGCTCACGTGAACAATTTACAGGCTCCGAAAACGACCGCACAACAGCAAATGCAGTGCCGGGGTATCGCTGGCACTAATGGAGGAAAACGCAATGACGCCAGTAGATAACCCTTATAGAGATCCGCTCCGCAGAAGTGCGTTTTCGGAAGGCTGCACGGCCGCCGCCAGCGGCGCCGACAGGTTTCAAGCCACACCTTACCCGACAGATGGCGAGCGCGAGGCGTTTCGGCGCGGCTTCGATGATTGGTGGGCGCTTAACGCGCCAGCGGTAAGAGGCTCGTATGATTCAGAAACCGAGAACACCTGA